TGCCAAATACAACATACGCGAATGACCTTATTGAATTAATGAAACGCGGCGACATCAATCAATCGTCGTTTGCGTTTTTGATTGGTGATGATTATTGGGAAGAGCGCAACGGGCAAACCTACCGAATCATCACAAAGATATCACGATTGTTGGATGTTTCACCAGTAGCACAACCGGCTTATCCGGACGCAACAAGTGAAGTTTCGACACGCGATTTGGAAACAGAACCAAAAGTTGAAGTTGAAGCGGTCGCGCCGATAGAGAGCGCACCCGAAGAAGTGGAAACGAAAGAAGATGATTCCAACCTTTATTTGTATAAAAGTAAAATTCTAAATTTGTAAACGATGAAGAACATCGAATTGCGCGGTCACCGCGCTGAACTAATCAAAGGCGCAACGGCTATCGTTGACGCTGCTCAAGCTGAAGGCCGTGGTCTAAACGCTGAAGAAAAGTCAAAATTTGACGCAATGGAAAGTGATGCAAGAGGCATCAAAGACCAAATCGACACGCTTGAACGCGCTGCCGACATGAAAAAAGAATTGGCCGCAAACGCTGAAGTTCGTCAAGCTGCTCCAAAAGCAACTCGCAAGGGTGCATTTGAAAGCTACCTACGCAACGGAATGGGTGCTTTGACAAGCGAAGAGCGTTCAATAATGACTCAACTACGTGGAACTTCAACGCAAGTTGCTGGAACTGATTCTTTGGGTGGTTTCTTAGTACCGCAAGATTTCAGCAACGAATTGGACATGGCGACATTGTTCACTGGTGAGGTTGAAAGATTAGCGAAAAAATTGAACACCGCAGGTGGCGCATTGTTGGATTATCCTACAATCAACGACACTGCAACAAGTTCGGCTTTAACTTCTGAAGCCGCTGCCGTCACTGTTCAAGATATGACGTTTGCTAACAAGCAATTATCCGCTTACAACTACGCAAGTCAAGTTCGTGTTTCTATGCAATTATTGCAAGATAACGCGTTCGACCTAAATGGTTTCCTTGCTGAAGCAATGGGCGAAAGAACTGCACGCGCTACAAACGCAGCATTCACGAATGGTACTGGTTCAAGCCAGCCACAAGGAATCGTTGCCGGTTCAACTTTAGGTTCAACCGCCGCGTCTGCAACTGCAATCGCTGCCGATGATATCCTAAACTTAATCCATAGCATTGACCCAAGTTATAGAAACAAAGCATCTTTTGGTCTTATGGCTAATGATTCTGTAATTTCTGCAATCCGTGCGCTTGGTCTTGGTTCTGCAAATGATTTCCCAATCTTTATCCCATCAATGGAAGTTGGTCAGCCGGACAAATTATTCGGATTCAACTTGTATTACAACAACGATATGGAATCAGCTATCACAACGGGTAAGAAAACCTTGATTGCTGCTGACTTCAATAAATTCGTAGTTCGTTCAACTGGTGGTGTTCAGATAATTAGATTAAACGAACGTTACATGGATGAACTCGAAATTGGATTTTTGAGTACGTCTAGAAAAGATTCTGCAGTTCTTGACACGCGTGCGGTCAAACACTTAATTAAAGCATAATCAAATGAAAGTTAGATTTCTAAAATCTATTTCCGGAAACGGGTTCCACTATCGCAAACACGCGGTGGTGGAACTTAGTTCCCCGGAGATGGTCACAGACTTTTTGAACGCTGGTTTTTGCGAAGCAATTGCCGAAGCACCAAAAGCGCGTGCAAAAAAAGCGGTTAAAAAAACGACCAAAAAAGAAACACGATAAATGGCGATTGATATTGTAACACCGGCGGCAACTGAGGCCATCACTTTAAGCGAAGCAAAAAACTTTTTGCGCGTTGACCATAGTGATGACGATGCCTTGATTTCTGCATTAATTTCGGCCGCACGTTCAATGTGCGAAGAGTACACACGCCGAATTTTAGTGACCACAACAATTGATGAATACTTTGATAAGTTCCCGACGAATCGTTGGAACAATTTGTCAAACCTTTTGTATTTGTCGCGTGGTTCTGTTGCATCAATATCATCTGTCAAATATGTGGATGAAATCGGTTCAGAAATAACGATTTCAACGGACGGATATATCACGGACACAATTTCAGAACCGGCACGCGTGCAATCCGTTTCGGGTTGGTTTGCAGCCGCTGGAGTTGTCAACCAAGTGATTGTTCAATATGTGGTTGGTTCGGATGTTTCATCCATTCCAAAACCATTGATTCAAGGAATGATGTTGGTCATTTCCGACTTATACGACCAAAGAAGTGACCGCGTTCATAGGTTGCCAACGGCGTCGGAATACCTTTGGAACCCATACAGAATTTTCACATTCTAATGATTAAGCAAGCCGGAGAACTTGACCGAAGAATCACGATTCAATCATTCACCACATCAACGGATTCGTTTGGTGAGGTAAACAAATCGTTCAATACATTAGTAAATGTATGGGCAAAGGTTGAAGAGAAAAACGGCAAGGAAGGCGAAGAGAGCGAACAAATTATTGCGACAAAACGGGTTGAATTTTTCATCCGTTATCGTTCGGATATAAACGAACAAATGCGCATCATTTACGAAAACGAAACGTACAAGATTGAGGCCATCATCAATGATGATTCAAGAAAAGCGTTCCAAAAAATCGTGACACGATGGGCAGATTAACGCAGCATTTATACGGCAAGAAATCGTCATCAACTGGTGGCGGTGGGATGTTTGTCGGCTTTGATGAAAAGGATGTTCGAAAAGAATTCGAACGCGCATTCAAAGAATTGGAAAACCTACATGATGGCGTCACAACGGCACAGATTCGCCGCATTGCACGCAAGTCATTGAAACCAATGGTGAAATCATATCAAGATGAAATCACGGATTTGGATGGTGGTTCTTTCAAAGTATACCGCAATGGCGGAATATATGCAGAGATATCGAAAGGACAATTGGCCAAATCAATGGGTATCATCACAACAAAAATAAGAAAAGGCCAAACGTTCGCATCATTGTCGGTTGGTCCGCGTGTGAAACGTGCATTTTCTGACCCGGAAAAGGGCGGATGGTTTGCGCACTTTTTAGAATATGGGTATTTGAACAATGGTTCGTATAATGGCCCAAACAAAGGATTTGCAAGCCGTGCAAGAACGAAAGGAATGAGCGGAGTTGGAAATAATTTCAAACGATTGATGCGTTCGTATTTAAACAAACAAGTAAAAGCCGCACGAATATGATTGGGAAAGTCATCAAATACAAGTTCGACAATGATTCAAATTTGAATTCATTGTTTGGCGGTCGTGTTTTTCCGGTTGTAGCGGCACAAACAAAAGCGACGCCTTTCGCGATTTACGAGGTGGTAAACATTGCCACAAGTATGACAAAGGAAAGCGATTCCAATATTGACGAAATAGATGTTCGAATCACATTGGTTTCGACCAGTTATTCAGACACACAAAACGCGGTTGAATATGTTCGCAGTGCATTCGTAAGAATCAAAGGAACTATTCAAGGCGTGAAATTGCAATCGTGCATGTTCGAGGGACAACGCGATTTGTTCAGCGATGATGAAAGAACATTTGGGTCACAATGTGATTTGAAATTCCGAGTGTCGCGAGATTGATTTGTAAATTTATAAAAATAAAAAAAGTAAAACGATGGCATCAACTAGCATCATGAACGCAACCGATGTTGTGATTCAAATTTCAGAAGACGACGGAACAACATACGACATCATTGGTCGTGCAAATTCCGCATCACTTAGTGTTTCAATGGAAACACGTGACACAACAACCAAAGATTCAGCCGGATGGCAAGAGAATCTTGAAGGTCTAAAATCTTGGTCCCTTAGTGGCGACGGGTTGGTGACTTATTCAATCGCTGGTGATTTCGATACACCGGATGATTTATTCACTTTATTGGCAAACCGCACAAAAATCAAAATCAAATTCGGTTCTGCAACAAGCGCGGAAATCGATTACACTGGTGACGCTTACATCACAAGCTACGAACAAGAAGCCGGAACCGAAGAAAACGTGACGTTCTCTTTTGGATTCACTGGAACTGGTGTTCTAACCCAAGCAGCGGTTTCATAATCGCAACCGATAAAACGGGGCCGTCCATCGGGCGGTCCCTTTATTACAACAACAAAACAAACAACAAAACAAACAACAAAACAACATGACACAATTCATTGAAATTGCAGACCGCAAACACCCGATAAGATTTGGATTCAACGCGTTGCGTGAATTCTCAAGAATGACGGGAACAACATTGGCCGAACTTGAAAAATTGGGCGAGGATATGACATTGGACCACGCCATCACATTGATGTTTTGTGGATTCAAGGACGGCGCAAGAAAAGAAAAGGCGTTGTTTAGATACGACGTTGCAGACATTGCGGATTGGATTGACGAAGATGAAACGATTTTGGAAAAGTCGTTCACCATATTTGAACAACAATTCACAAGCGACGCAGAAAAAAAGACATAGGCCGACGCGGTCAAACGATAAAAAAGAAATCCACATGGGATGATTTGGAAGCGTTCGCGTTCGGCCAAATTGGATTGATGCCGTCATCGTTTTATGATTTATTGCCACGCGAATGGGCCAACATGGTCAACGGATGGAATGAAAAACAAAACAGAAAGGACCAATCGGAGTGGGAAAGGGTGAGATGGCAAACAACCATTTTGTTGAATCCACACACGAAAAAACGCATCAAGGCAAAAGATTTGATTGTGTTCCCATGGGAATCACAAACGAAAAAAGAACACAAAGTGTGGACACGCGGCGAAATATTAGCCGAAATAAACGAACGAAAAGAACGCGCAAAGCAAAAGAATGGCAAATTTAAGCAGTCTTAATTTCCGACTTTCGGCAAACATTGCACCATTTAACAAGGGGTTAAATAAAGCCGGGAGGTCAATGGACAAGCTGGGCCGCAAGATGCAGCAAACCGGGAAAAATTTGTCAATGAAATTGACGGCCCCGATTGCCGCTTTGGGTGCGATGTCGTTCAGTGTGTTCAAAGGATTCGAACAAGAAATGTCAAAGGTCCAAGCCGTATCCGGTGCGACCGCTGAAGAGTTCAAATCGTTATCAGATAACGCCAAAGAATTGGGACCATCAACAATATTCACAGCACGCGAAGTTGCCGGATTACAAGGGGAATTTGCAAAACTAGGATTCACGGCAAAACAAATCACAAAGTGTCACCGAAGCAACATTGTAACTTGGCGCAAGCATCCGGAAGCGATTTAGCACGTTCTGCGGAAGTTGCCGGTGCAACGTTGCGTGGTTTTGGTTTAGATGTGGTTAAATGAGCATGATCCTATGCTTAGAGGTCCACGCAGAGTTCAAGCACAGCAGGCGTTTGATGCCGGTGACGTAGAAGCCATAGCCCACTATGTGAGCCTGTGGAAATCAACGTTAGCAGCACCGACCGAAGCTAAGCCTAACCAAGCCGAACTTGAAAAGCAGGTTGCTCCAAACCGTTCTGCTAATTCTGTTCGTACGCAGAGTGCAGCCCAGAACTCTAAAATTTATTCGCCGAAAGACGCGGATAAGGCTTGGAACAAGGTTCGTACACTGAATACGCGAGGGCAGTACGCTGAGGCGGAAAAACTTGAAGCTGACTTGACAGCTGCGTATATGGAAGGCCGCGTTAGAGTCTAGCTCAACGTGTTAACGTGTAAGCAGTTATTAAGTCTTAACTAACTTAATAGGAGGCCAAAATGGCTGCTGTATTCCCCGTCGTCAATTCCGGCGCATTCGACACAACACCATCTTACTCAGGCGGTTTTATCCCACAACTGTGGTCGCAAAAGTTGAACGCTAAGTTCTACGCGAACACCATGATGACCGAAATTTCCAACACTGATTGGGAAGGCGAGATCAAAAACCAAGGCGATACAATTCGTATCCGTACTGCACCATCTATCACAATCAACGATTACGCTGGCGCTGGTACTACACTGACTTCTGAAGTCCCTACACCGATCTACCAAGACATGCAGATCGACCAAGGTAAATACTTCAGCGTACAAGTAAACGATGTACTCGCGCACCAAGCGGACATGGACTTGATGAACATGTTCACTGACGACGCTGCTAAACAGCTGAAGATCAACATTGAAAACGATACGTTCTTCAACTGGTTCGTAACCACAGGCGCGACCGCGCTGAACAAAGGTGCGACTGCTGGCGCTATCTCAGGTGCTTACAACTTGGGTACTGACGTAGCTCCAATCGACCAAGCAACTCCTGCAAACATTTTGAACACAATCTTGCAAATGTCTTCAGCGCTTGATGAGCAAAACGTACCGGAAGATGGCCGCTGGCTCATCATTTCACCACGTGATCGTCAGTTGCTGATGCAAACAGACATTGCTCAAGCCTACTTCACAGGCGATCAGTCAAGCACCATTCGTACCGGTAAAATCGGTATGCTGGATCGCTTCACTGTGTATGTGTCCAACTTGCTGCCAAAAGGCCAAGCAGGTAAAGCACTTGTTGCAGGTCTTTCAGCCACTGCTAGCGGCGCTTCAGTGAGTAACGCTAAAGCACGCCGCATGATGGTCGCTGGTACAAGTACAGCTTGTTCGTTTGCTTCGCAGATCAGCAAAACTGAGCCACTGCGTAACCAGACTGACTTCGGCGACATCGTTCGCGGCCTAGCCGTATATGGGCGCAAGGTTGTTAAACCAGAAGCTCTCTGCACTGCAATCGTCGGCGCAGCCAGCTAATCACTGACTTAACGGGAGGGGGCGCAATCCCCCTTCCACAACCGCTAGAGGGCTGCTGATGGCTACTATAAAAGTTATTGACGTAATTTCACGCGTCGAAGCTATATTGCAGGACGCAAACGTGCGTTGGCCCCGCGTTGAGCTACAAAAGTGGTTGAACGAGGCGTACCTTAGTATTGTTTTACTTCGCCCTGATGCGAACGCTAAGTGCGATACTTTTACATGCGCCGCCGGGACAAAACAGCAGCTTACCTCGTCCAGTGGCGGGGTTCCTACAGCTCTGCGGCGAAAAGAAATTACTCGAAAAGGTCTCAGCACCCCCAACAAAAAAAATGGTCGAGTAGTTGCGCGCAGCGTTTTAGACGATCAACGCCCCGGATGGCACGCCGAGACGCAGTCTAACGATATTCAGCACTACACATACGACCCTCGACACCCCAAGGAGTTCTACGTGTATCCTCCTGCGACAAGTAGTGCCGCCGTCGAGATGATTTACACCGACGTTCCCGGCTCTCACAGTTTAACTGCAACTCAGTTAGACCCGGCCAACAATCATGCCGAAGTGATTAAGCTAGACGATATTTATTTAAGCCCGATAACCGATTGGGTTTTGTACCGCGCTTACTCGAAAGACGCCGAGTACGGAGCGAATGAACAACGTGCTGCGGCTGCATTTCAGACATTCAACGCGGCGATTGGTACAAAAACTGAAGTAGACGCGGCAGTTTCGCCGAACTCGGGAGGTTAAGGAGCGACGATGGCAAAAACGTGGGACAACTTCTTTCCTTACGTGCAGCCCCATGTTCCGGGTTGCCCGGAAATAATTATACAAACGCATTTGCAGGAAGCTGCCGCTGAGTACATCGCGCGCAGCGAACTGTGGAGATTTGACATCGACTCCGATTTTACCAGTAAGAATACGTCCGACTACGAGATCGACGTACCTACAGATGCTGTACTAGAGAACATTCTTACTCTGTTCGTCAACGGAACTCCTGTGAACAGGGTAACGGATCGTCACTTTCATGTTTCCAATACCGCCGATACTTCGGCACCTACATCGTTTAGTATATACCAAGACAGCCAAATACGTTTTTTTCCAACGCCTGATCGAAAGTACACGTTCGAGGGTGTGGGCGTACTGAAGCCGTCTTTGTCAGCCACAGGCGTAGAAGATTTTATCTTTGAAACGCACGGGCGCTCTATCGCGTGCGGAGCCATTTGGCGACTAACGATCATTCCGGGCAAGGAGTGGTCTAACCCCGAATTAGCAATGTACTACAAAACTGAGTTCTACAAGCACATGGACGCCGCTAAAGGTCGTGACACACGCCGGGTTAACCTGAGAATGGCTAGCGTGGGCTTTGATCGAGCAACCGCGCGCGGGGGGAGATAATGGCAACTTCTTTTAATTATGTTCAAGGTGATACCGGCCCACAAATTAAGTTAACGCTTACTGAAAGTGATACAGGTAGTCCGATTAATCTTACCAGCGGTACGGTAACACTGCATTTTAGAGCTGCTGGCGAAGAAACTGTACTGTTTAGCAGACAGCTGTTCATCGACCAAAACACGGCCTCCAACGGTGAAGCAATTCTACAGTGGCAAACGAATGATCTTACACAAGAAGTTGGCTCTTACGAAGGCCAAGTTGAAGTTGTTTTATCTACCGGACTTCGTGAAACCCTTTTTGATCTTTTAAAGTTTAAAATACGTGAGGACTTTGCATGAAGCTGAAGTCGGCAGTTTTTGTTAATGCTCTAAAAGTTGCGTTTTCGCAGCTTGAGATCACTATGTCTGCTGTTGATTACCATAAGATGGTGGCAAAATTTGAGACTGGAAAATTTATTGATCTCTTGGAGACTTCTGACGGAGATGGTTCCTCTGGTCTCGTGGAAGCGATATTTAGAACCTTAACCGACGACGCTGACGCGGTAGATGTCGCGACGCGTGCTTTTACGAAGGCGCTACAAGACACCGCCCACTTGGAAGATACTACGTCGCTGCTTTCTAGCAAGTCTGCTTTTGACGTGGCGTCGGTGACAGATGTTTTCGCGAGAAGCATAGGGTACGGCAGACCGTTCTTGGACACTGCAACCGTTCAAGAAATTACTGCTGTGGGGTTACAACGCCCGTTAGGTAATTCGTTGTCTATCACTGACGAAATTCTCACGTATATATCGGGCAAAGGATACTCCGAAACTCCAGTAGCGACGGACGCGATAAATTCTTTAGCAATAACCAAATTATTTTTGGATGCGGTGACTGCTACGGACGACTTGGACGGCACGGCAACACCCTTAGACGATCAAGAGATACAGTTTATAAAGGTCAGAATCGACGCTGCTACTTTTAGCGACTTTGTCGCTCTGGCCCTATCACGCGTTAGAGCATTTGCGGAAAATCTTGCGTTTACA